GAATAAAGATTTTCTCTGGGTAGAAAAATATCGCCCTAAGAAAATTGACGAATGTATTTTACCAGATTCTCTGAAGGATACATTTCGGGAATTTTTGTCGAATGGGGATATGCCAAATCTCTTGCTGAGTGGTTCAGCAGGAACAGGTAAGACCACTGTCGCCAAAGCCCTATGTGAAGAACTTGGTTATACTACGTTAGTTATTAATGGGTCGCTTGATAGAAATATCGACACGTTGCGGAACGATATCTCCACGTTTGCTTCTACTGTCTCCTTTGATGGTGGGAAGAAATGTGTTATATTAGATGAGGCAGATTATCTGAATCCACAATCGTTTCAGCCTGCACTACGTGGCTTCATAGAGCATTTTTCCAAGAATGTAAGATTCATCTTGACTTGTAATTTCAAGGACAAGATTATCGAACCAATCCACTCCCGAACTACATATATTGATTTTAGAATAGGCAACAGAGAATTGCCTGGTCTAATGGGCGATTTTATGAATCGAACAATCAATATACTCGGTGAAGAAGGTGTTACAATCGAAAGTAAGCCAGCCCTGGCTGAATTGATTAAACGCCATTTTCCTGATATGCGTAGAACACTAAATGAACTCCAGAGATATTGTGCAGGTGGCACTGTTGATACTGGTATTCTCGCCCGAGTTGGACAAGCAGACTTAGATAGTTTAATGACGATGTTGAAAGACAAGAATTTCAGCGGTATGAGACAATGGGTTGTTGATAATATCGATACAGACCCGATTGCAATTTATCGTCAAATGTATGACCAGATGCACCAGTATTTACAACCACAAAGTATCCCGCAGGTAGTCTTGCTGATTGCAGATTATCAATACAAACAGGCATTTGTGCAGGATGCTGAAATTAATTTAGTCGCTTTCTTGACAGAAGTGATGGTAGAGGTAGAATGGAAATGAGCAATGATATGAAAATAGATAAGTGGATGGATGATAGAGGTATTACTGCTAACGGAACCCTTATGGGTCAGGCAATAAAAACTCTGGAGGAAACCACTGAACTTTTGGATGCCATAAATCATAATGACGATGATGCCCTAGTAGATGCCATCGGAGATATTTACGTGACTCTGAGAGGGGTTTGTAAAGTTAAAGGGATATCATTTGACAAATGTGTTCAAACAGCGTATAATGAGATTAAAGACCGAAGAGGACATTTGTCCGCTGGCGGAACATTTGTGAAGGAGAGTTAGATGAGTAAAAACGTATTCCCAGTAGTAACTGAAAAGAAAGCATTGAAGGTTGCCAACGCCAATAAATTTTGTGTCTTTGTCCACGTAAAGTCAACGTGTCCAGTATGTGACCGTTTTTTACCAAATGTAATGGAACCAATCTCTAAAATGGAGAAGTATAAAGACATTAAGTTTTATCAAATCAATGAGCCTCTGACATTTCCAGTAGGTTCCCATCCAGTCACTTACTTCTTTCGAGAAGGTCGGTGTGTCCAGCATCCAGCAGGACAAGCACCCAATTGGGCTGTTGAGTCTTTACTAGATACAATCTTTCTCGGAAAGACCGCTTCATCCCGTTATTCGCCTCCTACTTTAGAAATAAATACAGAAGATACTGAATTTAATCAATACGAAGATGCCTGATTTATTTAAAGAGATTTTACCCGATATCAACTACGGACATAAGAATCTGGTCCGTACGGGTGATATGGACGAAGCAGAATATGGAAGAAATTGCTTCATAATTAATCGTGCCTTGAGTATGAATGTTGATACTGTAATGTATGTAAATGAAATGAATGTCCACTATCAGTTGGACCCTTTGCTTCAATATGACTATTTTATAAATAGTTTAAGAAAGAAAAAACGCTGGTCTAAATGGGCCAAGGCTACAGGACCATCAGCAAATTTGGAACTCATTAAAGAGTTTTATAATTATAATGAACAAAGGGCCAGGGAGGTTTTAGACCTTCTCACCGAATCGGAAATTGAGGATATACGCCTCAGACTCTCAAAGGGCGGAACTGATAATGCGAACACAAGGAAGAAACGATGAAGAAATAGTCGATTGGTCACCCTCAAATATGGTAGAAATTACCTTTGCTGAGGATGATGATTTTTTGAAGATAAAAGAAACTCTTACCCGAATGGGTGTAGCCTCAAACAGAGATAAAATCCTTTATCAATCAACTCATATACTACATAAACAAGGACAATATTATATTGTCCATTTTAAAGAATTATTTGCCTTAGATGGCAAGCCGACAAACATAACAAATGTCGATATTGAAAGACGAAACGCAATCATTAACTTACTTCAGGAATGGAATTTATTAAAGATTGTACAAAAAGAAAAATTACTGCCAATGGGGAACGTGGGCCAGTTTAAGATTATATCGTTCAAGGAGAAACCCAATTGGCAACTTATCCCTAAGTATAATATAGGGGTGAAATATTAAGGGAGAAAATAAAGATGGCAGATGATATAGATTCAGAACAAGGTGAAATAGAGCAAGGTGATTTTGATTGGGGATTTTCCTTTTCTGACACTGATGAAGCCGATATCACCACGGCTGTGGGAACCGTAGCGGCCGACCTAGGACCGATTACCCAAAAACTAGATGCAATTCTGGCTTTAATTCCAACTGAGGGCGTGACAAACATCGAATCAGCAGATGTGGATTTATCTGGACTTGAAAACAAACTAGACCAAATTATTGCATTAGAAAAAGTTGATGCACTCACGGCAGGTGATATGCCTGACCTGGGTCCTCTTGAAGATAAACTGGATGAAATTCTTGCTAAAGAAACTACAGTCAATGCTCCTGAAGTTAATGTAGACTTGAGTGGTATCACGGATAAACTTGATGTTATTGAAACTCAAGTAAACGAAGTCCGAGACTTAGATTTTAATCAAGACGGAACAGTAGATTTTGGCGATATTAATAATAATCTGGCCGACCTACTATCACGGCAGGAAGCCCAAGAGGCCGAACTTGAAGCCAAAAAAGTTGAGTTTGAGGAGTACAAAGCCAAAAAACTTAAAGCATTGGAACAGTTAATTATTCCATTGTTAAAGAATTTGAAAAGTAATCCTTCTAAGGCATACATCCACTGGCCAAATCGTGCAGGAGTATTAGATGCCCAAATAAGCAAAATTTTATCTATAACCCGTTAACATAATGTATGAATATTATGCGAAACTGAAAAGGGTAATAGACGGAGATACTATAGATGCTTATATTGATTTGGGATTTAACGTATCTAAATCAATACGTATCAGACTCAAAGGCATAGACACACCAGAATGTCGCACAAGAGACCTTACAGAAAAACGATATGGCCTCGGTGCCAAACACCGAATGATTGAACTCTTGGAATCGAATGGTAACGAGTTTGTGATTCAGTCTCACGGAGTTGGAAAGTATGGTAGATGTCTCGGAGAGATTCTTATCCCCGAAGTTGGATATAAAGAGGTGGATATGGTAAAAGAATTAACAAGCGATATGATGATTTCTATTAACCAGAGATTGATTCAGGAAGGCCACGCAATACCATATTTCGGTGGTTCCAAAGCAGGAGTTAAAGAGGCACTGATTTCAGCACGGCATTTATCGAAACTTTATGTAGAAAAACACATAAAACCACTTGACTAATCCCTGCTTATGGTGTATAATGTTTAATAAGTAGTTGAAATTGGAAATTATATTATGAAAGACATTGTTGTATTAGATATTGAAACTCTTGGTAGTGTCAATAACTCGGTAATTTTGTCTGTTGGAATGGTCGCTTGTGACTCTACCAAAGATTATACGTTTAAAGAATTAATAGAGAATGGCTATTATGCCAAACTTGATGTCAAGGCTCAAGTGGATGCTGGAAGAAAAATTCACAAGGATACCCTTGATTGGTGGGCCACCCAAGATGCCGCGTTTAAACGGCTGAAACCGCTAAAGACGGATTTACACTGGAAAAACCTGCGAGAAGATATGATTCGTTGGTTAACCAAACAAGGTGTAGACATTACAAAGGCCAAATATTATTCTCGAGGTTCCCACTTCGATTTTGGCATTCTCCACGACCTATTCAGAATTACAGAAGGATGTAGTGATACAGACCTCCCTTGGAGATTCTGGAATCTACACGATTCAAAAACAGTTATACTCACTTTATTAGATGTGAGTCACCAACTCGGCGTTGAACCTGAAGGATTTATCCATCACGATTGTCTCCACGATGCCGCGAGAGAATATTTGGCGATGGAGACCGCTGTTTATATATTTCAAGATTCACTTAACAAGGAGAAGTAAATTGAAAAATACTCCGATTGAACAGATGGAAGAGCCAAAGGGATACGATATCTCTTTGTGTTTTGAGTGGATGAATTGGGATTCCTGCCTCACATTTGAAATTGTAACCGATGGTGAAATCAAAGATAAAGTATCAATGGTAAAAGATTTAATAGCATCTTGGGGCGGTGTTGTTGAAATGGAAGATGATGGTACAGTTGTCAATTTGTCTCAATTCAAAACTGCTTACGTAGTGGAATCCAAGAAAAAGTGGGAAGAAATGGAACCAACAAAAAAGCCAACAAACTTGAGAATTGTACATTGAAACTTTTAACAGATTTTGTTAAAATATATGATGGATGTTTAGCACCATCTCTGTGTGATAAGATTATCAACGCCTTTGAGGCAGATGATGAACATCACATAGAATCAAAAATTGGTGCTTTAAACGAACCTATCTTCAGAGAGACCGACGGAAAGGTTAATGTATATCGCCACGCTATTGAAATGAATTGCACAAAACGTGCCACTGAATCCCCTAAATGGGATGGCATAATGCGTTTGTTGAATCACCACGCCTCATCATACTTCCAGAAATATTGTTCTGAGTTGAAAGATGATGGCTTCCCATTTAATATGTACGAAGAAACTCGTCTTGAACAATGGCGAATGCACAGATATAACCCAAATAAACACTACTATAAAGAACACATAGACTCTATTGAGTATTATTCGGCACAGAGAATGTTGGTTATGTTGTATTATCTCAATACTGTAGAAGAAGGGGGTGAGACAAAATTTGCCACTATTGATACTGCCGTAAAACCTGTTAAAGGTAGACTAGCAATCGCTCCAACCTGGTTTGGCTATCCACATTCTGCTGAGATACCAATTACTGAATCAAAGTATATGATAAAAACATTTGTCCACTATCCAAGAGGTTAATATGGAAGTTACAATCATAAAATGTCGATAGAAGAAGTACGTATATTCAGATATACGTGTGACCAATGTTCGCACGAGTGGATGATGATTAATCCTGGCGATAATATATCATATCCTTATACTTATACGCTTTTTTGCCCATATTGTGGTAAGGAACAACCAGTAAAAACGATGTGGGGTGAATATAAACACAAGCCCGATTCCGGGACCAAATACTCTTCTGTTGCTTCACCCCCTACGGTAAACAGGAAAATGGAGGAGCAACTTCCAAGAGGGGTTCCGTTGGATTACGACTCTATCTTGGATGAAGAAGTAATCGAACCGTATGAAGTAAGAGTGCCCACAATAGAAGTGAAGAAGAAGAAGCCACAGAGAATTGAAGCAGAAAATAGGATGACACATAAAGTCTGCGAGGAAGGATGGTGGAACCCAATCACAAAAAAGTGCCAAGGTAAAGGCCAAGGCCATAATGTGGTTGACAACGATGAGTAAAGAGAGTATAATGTATATTATGATAAATAGAGCATTAAACAACAAAACAGAATTTGAGAAAAAACTCGACAATATCAACCATACGATGGAGTTAATCCGAACAATCGTACCGTTGATAATGGTGGGATTACAGTTGGTCATCCTTTATAAATTGCTTGACTAGTGTGAGATTTTACACCTATATCGGTACCCTCGGAAATAAAATCCTAGTTCGTGGCGTCAACGCTGAAACGGGCAACGATTTTATTAGACGAGAGGACTTTCAACCAACGATTTTCGTTGAGGGCAAGAAGGGTGAAACTCCTTACCGTACCCTAGACGATAGACCAGTTTATAAGATGTCTCCTGGGAACATCAAAGAGACACGAAATTTCATTAAGCAATATCAAGGAGTTGATGGATTCTCAATTCACGGCAATGACAATTTCGCCCTGCAATATACTTGTAAAGAGTGGAAAGGCGATGTCGATTATGACGTATCTAAAATTCGTATCTGGAACCTCGACATTGAGGTAGAAGCAGAACACGGATTCCCATCGCCAGAACAAGCAACATCCGTTGTTAACGCAATCACGGTATATGACTCTATCGAAGATACCTATTTTACTTGGGGTCTTGATGAGTGGACAAATCACCGTGATGATATTCGATGTGAATATTTCCAGATGGACACTGAAGAGAATTTGCTCAAGCATTTTCTAGACTTGTATCAAAATTCCCCACCCCATATTTTAACAGGATGGAACATCGAGAGTTTCGACATTCCATATTTGATTAATCGTTTGACCCGTCTGTTTGGTCAGAAAGAAACTAAACGGTTATCCCCATTCGGTTGGATCAAAGAAAGAATTGTAAGAGGTATGTATGGCAAAGAATCTGTTGCTTATGATATTTATGGCGTGTCTACTATGGATTACCTACAACTTTACAAAAAGTTTACATACGCTAATCAAGAATCGTTTCGACTCGACCATATTGCATTT